TAGGTGAAGTCAAAGTGTATGTCCTGTTTTTCAACAGGACACGTAACAGTTACTGTAAACTTATCTATCATCCTAACCTCTCTAAGCTTAGCTTATTAGAAAAAACATAATTATTAGTTAAGTTCTCTAACTCCTCACTTGTGTAGTTTGTTTGCTTCATCAAGTGAGTTTTAAAAAACTTATCGCTATTGTTTCTAGTAAAGATTAGAGCTAATTTAACTAGTTCTACTGAGTTTAATTTATCTGTCATCATGCCACCTCTTTGGTTTCATGGTGTTTTATATAAGTTAAACAAGCGTGGTGGGCTTCTTCGTAAGAGTGGTGAAAGTGAGAATCACAAAATGGGTCTTTGGGATCCTCTCCACTTCTGAAGTCATCTGAATACACCCATGTGGTATAGACATCTTCATCGCCGTCCCAGAACACTGCTAAATAAGAGTGTTTTTTCTCTAGGCCACTGATCTTTCGTCTAAAAGAATATTCTCTTTTGACGTCAGAGACAGCTTCTTTGAAAACCTTTCTCTTGAAAGCCAAGTCAGAAATGTCTGCTTCATACTTTTCAACAATACCTTTTAACTTTTTTCGTTTAAGTTTTATTGTTGAAAGTAGTTTAGCGTCTTTCTCTTTGGCTGTTTTTAACATCAAGGTTAATAGTTCTTTGTAGTTTTCGTGTTGATTCCACAAACAATCTAACAAACCTTCGTAGTGTTTACTCCAAACGTTTTTATCCATAATAGTCTCCGTAATTTAAAATTTATTTAAAACAGTTTTTGTTTTGTGTCGTTGTTCCGACAGGTCCCGTCCGCCTCGGTTGGTCGATTAAGTCTGGCTTGTCACATGGCTTATCTCGCCGTACTACCAGATCGCACGCAATGGTTCCCGACCCGTATGGGATCTATTATAGCATATCTTATAAGACGTGTCAAGCGATTTATTTTCATGTCCCATATTGATTTTTAAAATAGTGCCAGTACAATGGGTACATAAGTTTTTTCATAATAACTTCATAAAGGCGGTCGTTTACCCGTTGTTTTCTCCAAAGATTAAGTGTTAACGGTCGCCTTTTCCCCCAAAAACTCCAAAAACCTAATGTGAACAAAAGGCTCACATTAGGTAAAAATTAGGTCAAAAACCCTTTCCCATATATACCTTTTTTATTATTCCACCTAATGTGAATGTCTATTTTTTCAAAAATCAAAAGATTTAGACTATCAGCCTCACTAAATAAATGGCGTTATGACATTCATTTTCGCTGTACGTTAGGTTCTATAAGGGTTTCCACCTAATGTGGCTCACATTAGGTCCACATTAGGAAATTAGGTTTTCAGCTAAAACAGCCCTTGGTCCTTTGACTATGGGATATTTGCTGTTATATCATTACGACCATGGAAGCTGAAAAGAAGATTTCAGAAAAAGCCAGACGTTTTGCCCACGAATACGTGTACAACGACGGCAGTAAAACTAAAGAAGAGTGTGCCTTGTCTGCCGGCTACTCTAAAAGTTCTGCAAAAAGCAGAGCATCCGAGCTAACCAATCCAAGAAAATATCCCGCAGTTGTTCGATACATCCAAGACTTACAGGCTGAGGTCAATGCAAAGTTTGATGTTTCTTATGGCAGACACATAAGAAAGCTTGCAGAGATTAGAGATTGTGCTTTGGACAAAGGCAACTACACCGCAGCCGTAGCCGCAGAAGTACAGAGAGGCCGAGCAGCCGGCTTGTATGTAGATAGGAAAGAAATCAGGACAGGTACGCTTGAGTCCATGTCCGAAGATCAGTTAATTAAGAAAGTAGATGGGTTGCTTGCGGATGTTATACCTTTATTGGATAGACCAAAAGAATCGCCTAAAACTATCGACCAGACCCATACGATAGTTCGTAAAGACTAATCCCTTAATATTTTGCCCAAGCCAAGCATGTAATTATGCACTTGCTTGTCGCTATCTTTAGCTATTAACTGAAAGCCGTCAAAAGACGTAACGGTGTAGCCTTGTTTTTGTAGGTATTCTTTGAATTGACTAAGTGACGACCACTCCTCTTTAAGATAAGGTTCGTTTTGTTTCTCCTCCAAAGTGTACGGTCTGGCAGTCAATACGCTTTTAATGTAGTTTTTAACGATTACATTCAAGTCGGCTCGTGTTATCGCCTTGTTCTTCTTGTAATACTTCTGTCCTAAATCAAGTCGTTCTTCGTCTGTTAGTTCTATGCCTACGTTTGTTTTCATTTGTTCTCTTCCTCTTTTATTTCTTCCAACTCTGCATCTTCTTCGTCTTCCCATAAAGCTAAAGACTCATCTATTATGTCTTGTATAGTTTTTGGTTTCTCCATTATTTCTTAACTAAACTAAAAATAATTCCTAATCTAAATCACAATTCATACATCTAAGACCAATATCATTTATATGCTCCATTTCTTGACTACAAATTCCGCAGTTCATCATTTCGTCCTCCTTTATTTCTATGACGCTTGATGTAGTACCAAACATCTTTCCTTCTTCTTTTCTTAAATAGTAAATCTCGTTGTCTAGAATAGTGTCGACATCTTTTTCTATAAAATCGTCTGTGTCTATTGTCTTAGTTAAGTTATCTGTCTTTATTTTAAATTTCATGCTCGTCCCTCGTATCTGTTTTCTTCTGTCCATTGTAAAACTGTCCTTGCTCGTAATTTTGGATCCGCTATTGTGTAAAGCATGACAATCTCATTAGCTTTGTTGTAGCCTACAAAAGTCCCGTCCTCGTCATAAATTTTTACAGCGTAGGTATCGTTTGTGTACTTAGCCATCAGTCCTCCTTTACGCTTAGAAAAGCATCATTTACAGCTTCATGTATAAGGGTCAAACATTCGTCTGTATGTCCTTCCGCTTTGAAAAGTAAAGCTGTTGCCAAAGAATTTGCCAGCAAATAAGTTGCTTCGATAGGGTTCATATCTTTATCCTCCTTATCGCATTTCTTAGCATAGTCCTCCATGCTTTTAGCTATCAATTTAAAAGCTAGTTTTTCGTTACTCATTCGTCCTCCTCTTCAATAGCGGTTATGTCATCTATATCAAAAGGTATTTCACTCCACTCTCCATTTCTACAAATATGTATCGTGGTGTTATCAATTTCATCTTCACCGATACATATTCCATCAATAGCGATAATGTAAGTTTTACTCATGCTATCTCCTCCAAGTGTCCGATTACTTCTCCATGTTTATTAAAAAGATATTTATTTATTTCACAAAATTCTATTTGTTCTGCTAAATCCATATCGGCGAAGTAATTATATTTAATTATTGTATTGCCTTCTTCATCTTCATCTTCGTAATCAAAAGGCGAATCATACATATAATTTATAAACGTATCTTTTGCATAATCTTCTAGTTCTTGATATTCATATGCTCTAACACTAATTAATTTACTCATTGTGTTGCTCCTTGTTGTTCGTCTGTTTCGTTCATCTTTATTACGAAATGGCGATAGCCTGTGCCTTCCATTTCTTGATAGGTTTCGTGATCTCCTATATCCCTCTCAAAACCTTCTGGCAAAAAATCAATGTATCTTTCTGCTAGTTGTAAGCTGTCAAATACAGATATGTTTTCAATAGACTCTTGCCAAAAAGTTATAATGACGTGGACGTATTGATCGTCCTTGTCGGTTAGATTAAACACCTTGTCAAACTCTGCCCAGAGGTCTTTCTTTGATATTACTTTTTCAGTCATTACTCCTCCTGTAATTCATCATATGGAAAGTAATCCTTGACCTTATACACGCCTGTAACAGCTACTATTTCTTCATCTGGATAAATGGGTAAGCCATCATGTATACAAATGCTTTTCCCTGTTAAATCTTCAAGGTTGTTAATGTCGTCATACTCCTCAAATTCAAAACAGTTATAGACTCGTGAGTCTATTTCTGCCACATAAGTATTTTGATCTTGAAAATCCCAATCTGAAAAATCGTCTGCAAACTTGTCGTCTCCTAGAGCAATCAAAAGTCCAAAGCTATCTTGTGTAAGTTCACACTCAAGCACTAAGCTATCAGTTTGTTCTTGTCTGTTTGTAAAAATTACTTCTTGCATTTGTCCCTCCTCTTGTTCCTTGCTCTTTCGTTATCCGCTCTCAGTCTGGCAATCAAAAATGGATTTTTCTTAACTTTCTTGTTTGCCCATTCTACATCTTGAACAAACCCGCTTGTTAGCCTTTGTAGATTGCTAACAGCTTCTTCAAGTT